ACTGCGTTATCGTTTATAGTTGCTGTTGTTACACTACCAGCCGATGGTGCATTTGTTTGTCCTACAATGTTTAAATAATGAACTTCTACTATATCTGATGAAACTAATGTGCCACCTAGAGTTAAAGTTTTATTTCCTGTTCCACCAACTGAATATGTTGTGCTGTCTTGTTTTACAAAATTTACAAATACGACTATATCGTTTTCTGAAGCTATATCATGTGTAAGAGTTACTGTTGTGCCTGTAGTAGAAGTAAATCTATCTAATAGACCAGAAGAAAAATTAGCTTGTGGTGGAATACCAATATAACTCATTTATTCTCCTACGTAATTTCTAAAACTGATAATGAGCCAGAAAGTTTATCTGCAACTGAACAATCTATTCTGATTGCATCTCCAGCTTCCATAACAACTTTACCACCTGTTAAAAGTTCTAATGATGAACCTAAAGGAATGCTTACGTCCTTAACTAAAAAAGATGTTCCGTTTGTAACATTGTTTGCACCACCTCTATTTGCTGTTGTAGAAACTAATTCAACTTCTGCTGTTACTCCTGTTGTGTGAATGTTTGTTAGAATTAAACCAATGATAACTGTAGTTGTAGATGAAGCTGTTGTATAAACTACATAAGGTGTTCCAGCACTTGCTGGTTCTGCTGCAAAGTTTATTTGTTTAAAAGTATTTGCCATTTAATCTCCTATCCTAATGCCAAAGCTAATGGTAAAGCATTTGGATCTGTTTCTGTTATTGTTCCTGTAACTGACATATTACTTGTTATTGCATTTGAAGATATATCAATTTCAAATAATTCTACATTATCAGATCCGTCATTTATTTTAACCTTCAATTTTCCTGATGTACCGTTGTCGACCCAAATCGTTCCTGTCGTTACTGAGCCAGGTGCTGAACTACCAACATGTGCAGAGTTCAAAGCACCTAAAATTGAATTTAGCTCGCTACGGAAAGTTCCGAAAGCTTGATTGTTTAGTGTTACGTCGGTTACTTGAGACATGTTTCTTTATAGTCCTTTTTTTTTAATTTTTCAACCCTACTCCACGCGCTTGGAAGTCGAAAGTTTTATCTATTATAGTATTACTACTATTTTTAAATACAATGTCAAAGCCTGTTTTACTTTTATTTGTAATTACGAAAAAATCTCCAGAAGCTAAATTTTGCCCTGTTACTGTAATATTTGGAATTTGGAAAAAAGCATTTGTAAATGTAACTGATTTAGTAGAACTTCCTGATGCAATATCATCGCCTGTTTCAGTTCTTTTTTCTAATACTAATTTAGCTTGTAATCCTGTTACTACAGGTCTTGCATTATTATTAGAAGACTCCATCACACATCTAAATTTAAAAAATCTGCCTTTAAATGTTCCTTGTTGTGAAACTGTACTAAAAGAAGTTATATTTGATAAACTAGAATCATCAGCTCCTATTTGAATGATAGCATTATTGTTTGTAGGTGCATTACCGTCGAACGGTGCACGAGCGCTGTCAAAAAGGGAAGCCCCTCTACCAGAATCAAATAAATCATAAGGATCATCTGATTCCATTGTTATTTGTGTTTGAAATGTGGCATCATAAACTGCATCTAAAGAAAATGTATTAGAGAATACATAATTACCTGATCCTGTAATATTGTTTGCTAATCCTCCTGTATCAAAAAAGAATCCACTAGAATCTGCATCATCAAAATTACCGCTACGGTCATCAAAAAGTGTTATTGTATCTAATGTTATTGCTGGTGTTCCATTACTGTCTTCTCCTTTAAATGAATTAGTAAATGTTCCAGCAAATGCAGTTTCTTCATTGATTGTTGAAATATCTTCAAAGGATTGTAAAGCTATTACATTAGATGCTATTAAAGTGGCATTGGCACTTTCGTTGCCTAGTTTATCAACAGCTTTGATATATAAATTAAATGGTGGTTTTAATGCATTAACAACTACACTATTTGATTTTCTTCTAGGAACTTGAACTAGAGGAGAAGTATTAAACCAAGCTGTAGATCCAGATCCCATAGAATATCTTATTTCGTAAAATTCAATGTCTAAATCCGTTACAGGACTCCACTGTAATTGCATTTGATTTGATCCTGTCATAGAAATATTAAAATCAGAAACGTCGCTAGGTGTATCTGTTGCACCTACAATTTTTCTAGTAGCTGAAATAAAAGTTGAAGATACTCCGAAACTGTTAATTGCTTTTACACGCACATCATAAGATATATCATCAACTACATTTAGCATTTCATGGTTAAGTTGTGATCCTGTTGAAATTATTTTAAAATCTGACTCAGTGGATTTTTTAGCTTCAACTTGATAATTAGAAACAAAAGAATCTGGAGAAGCTCCTACTAAAATATTTAATCTTGTGATTACAGTTCCATCAGAATATTCAATCATTTCATCTGTCAATGTTAATGAAGCTGGTGGTTGTATTACAAATGGATTAGGTAAATTTGTAGATGGTGTTGTAGTTTGTTGATTCTTTGGTGCAAAAGTATAATGGCTACCTTGATATTCAACTAAATCTAAACTAATTGTAAAGTCTTCATTAAAAGTTAAAGACATCACACGAAAAGTTTTTGACGAAAATCCTAATGAAGCATGTGTGATATTTACTAAATCGCCAATAGCTAAATCATATGCATTAAATCCTACATTTATAGAAAGTTGAAGAGCTTGCCTACTTCTACGCAAAATAATTTCTGCCATCTCCTCCGACTGATAGGGACTTGTTAGCGTCTTGAAATCGAACCTTCCCTCTAATAAAAATCCACCATCTGCTGTTTTCATCGTAGCATGTTGGTCTGCACTAGGTAAACTTGAATCGTCCACAGGGGGAAACTGTACCTCGTCCGCTTGAAAATTTCGATCTGGATTTACAAATGTTACGATAACTCTATTATATCTTTCATTCTTACTTGGACTTGATAAATTATATCCACCTATAATATCATCTTCTGTCAATGTGATTGAAGCTGATCCTGTTGTTTCAATAACTAATTTATATTTTCCAGATGAATAAGGTAAAAATCCTCTACAACCTTTTATTAGTTCTCTTATATTTTCAATTACTTTTTTTGATGTATCTAAAACTGCATTTGTATCAAAAAGATTTATATCAGATCCTCCAGAAAATGGAGTTACTTGAGTTACACAAACTTGTGATGCATCATAAATACTTTGTAAATCTATATCTGCTGTTGCAATACCTTTTCCATATCTTTCGTTTCTTAAATAATCTAAAATACAAAATGCTGGATTAGTTGAATAAGATGCAGTTTGTTCTGAAAGATTAGATGCTAATGTAACTATTTTTTTACCTTTAATTCTAGCTTGAACTTTTGGAATAGATCCGAATATATCTTGATTCCATTTAAACTTAAGAGCTAGATATGCAATTCCAGATAATTTATGGTTACTACCCCAACTTGATAATGTTGATAGTAAACTTGATGCAGATTGTCCATCAGATCCTAAATGTGGTTCTATCGTAATATAACTTGCTCCGTCTTTGTAAAAATTAGAATCTGAACTAGCAACTGTTCTTTGAGTATTATCTGTCAAAGCACCAGAAAATGTTACGACTTTATCATCTACTCGTATTTCTTCTATTGAGTTTATTTCTCCTTCACACATTACTAAAGCCATATATAAAAACTCGTTGTCCGTTCCAGATGTTTCTAAAAAAACACGAGTGCCTCCGATAAGCCTTTCTCCATATACTACAGGAATAGATGCATCATTTGATTGTTTATTTACTAGAATACCTTTTTCAAAATCATCAAATTCAGATTGTCCGAAGTCTGGAATATCAGGTGTAGGTATTAACCACGAGATAGCTTTTTGAAATATTTTGACTACAGGTTTAAATATTTTTGCTACTGCTTTAAATAATTTTTTAATCATTAAGCCCTACCCCATTTTATATCTTGTACTGTTTGTGAACTAAAATCCATTCCTACATCAGTACTAAAAAATCTTTGTTGTGATGTATTATTTGTTTTACGACCAGATCGTTTTTCAAAGTCAGCCCAATGTGAAACTATATCAAGATTAACTAAAGAATCTGTATCTGATTCTGAAATACTAAAATTATCAATTTGTCCATTATATAAAAGAAATGGATCACTAAAAAGAACGTTTGTATCTTGTAAAAAACCTCTAAATATTTTTACTTCATCATTAGTAACATTTTCATTTAAAACTGTAGAAATAAAAGTTTGATCTGCACCCGAAAGACTCAAAGTGATCGGAGATAAATTTACATCAGTTTCTTCACTAAAATTTGAAATACCTAATATAAAATCACTAGCTACATAAGTTACAGAACTTCCAGATACAGAAGATGTTATAGAAAATGAATTATCAGTAATATTTACAGGAGTAGCAAAACCAATAGTGATAAGATGTATTGGTCTAATCTCATTCGTCGCTAGTTCGTTCTTTACTGCTGTGCTTAATGCTCTCGTCATATATTTCGTATGTTGTTCTGTTTATCTTTTCGTTTCCTTTTATCACAACAAAACTAAATGTGCCATCAGGGATTTTATGTCTTCCTAAGTCATTAGTTTTCATATCAATTTCAGATTCATCAATAACTTTTTCAGCTATAACATCTACATTAAGCCAATGTCGTACTAAATATTTTGCCATTAGAGAGCTTCTTCAACATCTAATTCGAACTCATATAATAGTTCGCCTGTACTAGATGCACCAACAACTCCAAATTCTTGTATATCGTTTACTAGATGAACAGTGAAAGGAATATTGTCATAAGCTACTGCTTCATCATCTGCTAATGCAGAAATCAAAGGTGGCTCAATAGTCACTGTCGCAGCTCCTGATGAACTTGTAACATCAGCGACAACCATATAAATTTTAGTATGTCCATTGAACTTTATAAAATCTCCCTGTCGTAATCTATTAGCTGTATCACTTGCAAAACCATCTATAGCTATTGTTGTATCGCCAGCAGTATGACTTCCATTAACTGCAAGTGTGCCTGTTTCGACTCCTCTAGCATCTTCTAATTCTGGAGGAATAATTGTAAAATTTTCTTTTTGTGATCTTTGTTTCATAATAAAAGCCATAAGCTCTCCATAAACATCTGATCTCTTTCCTGTAATTATAGATGCAGTAAAAGCAAATCTTTGACCATCTATTTGTCTTGATAATTTTTTCCCTGATTGAGATTTTGATATTATTGTATTTTGAATACTTCTAATACCCATTGTTGAAAATGCAGATGAAGATATAGGAAATGCACCAGCCATTATATTAAAGCCGCCCTTCCTCTTTCGTTAACTGCATTATTTATTAGTTGAGTAATAGTTCCTCTTGATCTTACTAATAATTCTTCAAAGCCACTTGCATCAACAGTATTGATATTAAAATTAACATTGACAGGAGATCCAGAAGTTCCTCTTGCGTTTTGAGTTATCTGTCCTGTTTGATTTGGTACAAATAATTCTGGTCCCTTTTCTCCTACAAGAATAGGTTTATTTTTAGATACTGCACCACCTTGAGAAAATCCTGTAAAGAATGATAATATAGCTAAAGGATTACCAGTAGCGGCAGATAAATTTCTTTGTTTTTCTTTTTCTCTTGTAATTAATTTTTCAATCGCCAGCTCAACAGATTTTCTTGCTATAATTTCTATTAAAGCACTTAATATTCTTACTGCTAATTGTTCTGCCATTTTTCTGAATGATTCAGCTAAATTTTCTCCTAGTATAACAGATCTAGCAAGTGCATCTGACATTTTAGTAATCCCATCGTTTATACCTTTTGCGATAGTTTCTTTTATGTTTCTAAATTTTTCTTGAGCTTTATTTAAAGCATCTTCATTTAGTTGACTTAATCTTTCTGCTGTTTCTCTTATATGTCTTTTAATTTTATCTAATGTAGTTTCTGCTTCTTTTATTGGTGGAAGAGTTTCTACAAAAATATTGTGCATTGGGTGTTCTAAATCTTTTACAACTCTTGTTACTTTATTTCCAAATGCATCTATGACTTCAATTACTTTTAATCCTTCTTGTAATTGATTTTCAATATCCATATCTCCGATATTAAATAACTCTTTAAATTTTTTTATTATTATATCTAAATTTGCAATTGTCGCCGCCGCAGCACCTATTAATAAATTCTTTTTGACTGCTTTGTTAAATTTTAACATAGCAATACTTGCTAAACCTATTGAAGTGGCTAAATTTTTAAAAAATAAAATAAGCTTTAATGCTATTAAAGTTTTAAATGTTGCTATTATTATAGTTAAGTTTTCTTTTAAAAATTTTATAATTCTTACTGTTCCATTAATTGCAGAAGATAATCCTCTTCCTATTGTATTTCCAAAATCTGCGATTGTTCTTTTATTCGTTTCAACTGTCTTTTTTAAATCTCCTAAATTATCTTTTAATGCTCCAAAAAAACCTTTAGCGACTTCTACTTGGAATATAAAAAAAGCATCTTTTAAGTTTGATATTGTTCCAAATAATGTTTTACTTAAATCATCTATAAGGTTTCCAAACTCTCCACCTGTTCCAAATGCTTTTGCTAAACCTTTTATTGAATCATCTACATTAACTCTGACTCCATCTTTGAAGCCAGCCATAGCTCTAACACCTCTTTCTCTAAAGAGTTCAGCAGAACTTATTCCAGCACTAAATGATCTTTGAATTTGTAAAGCGGCTAGGGCAAAATCTCCACCTAATACAGTTGCAGTATTACCAGTAATTTTTAATAATTCGTCAAATGATACTCCAGCACCTTCAGCTCTTTTTCTTACAGTAGCTAATGCAGTTATACCTTGTTGGATATTTCTTAATTCAAATGGAGTACCAGCAGCAAAATCAGTTACAGATTTAAGAGCTTTTTGTCCCTCTTTTGCTGATCCAAATAAAGCATTTAATTGAACTTCTAAATTTTCAATCTGAATACCAGCATCAACAAAACCTTTAATGACTACACCAGCACCTAAACCTATAAAAGCATTTCTTAAATTAAATACAGATTGTTTTAATCTACTTAAATTTCCTTGTAATGTATTAAGAGCCTGTTTAGATTTATCTCGTGCTACTATATCTATATTAAGTTTTTGACTAGCCATTAGTTACTTTCCACATAAAGATTACCTTTTATGTTTATTATACTCTTCCTGTTCTTTTTGCAAGTAAGCTAACCATAAATTATAATGGCTAATAGGCATTCTTAATACTTCAGCTATTGATATTTTGAGTCTATCTGCAACGACTAAAAGCGATCTTATGTCAGGATCGCTTCTTACTTTTTTTCAGCTTCCTCGTATGAAGTGTCAGCTAAAATTTTATTAGCTATTCCAGCAATAACATTTGAATCTGCTTTTCTTCTTAATTCAAATTTATCTTCTAATTTAAAAGCTTTTTTCAGATTACCTTTTTCATCTTTGACTTGAAGTTTCATAATCAATAAATCTACAAGTACAGTTAAGTCTTGAAAATTATTTGACTTTTTAAATATGATATTTTTTTCTTCAAGCGTTAAAGGTTCAGAATAAAAAACAGATGGATTATCTGCTTCATCTTTCCATTCTGGAACTTCTATCGTTATAGTTTTAAGAGTCTCAAAATGAGTTTTTACTCTGTCTATAATTGACATAAATTATTATTCAGTTCCAATTGTTAAAGCACCTGTTCCTTGAAAAGTTACTGATCTAGCAACAATACCATCTAAAGGTTGTGATACTGACATTCCTGTAATCACACTTGCACCTTCAAATTTTCTGTCGCCTGTTGAACTTCCTTCTGGTAACAATTTAAAAGTAATACTTGATCCTACTGTTAATTGTGTTTGCACACTGTCAGCTTCGTCAAAATGCATTTCTAATGTTCCAGAAAAAGATGTTCTACCAGCAATAAAACTTTTTGCTGAATCAGACATTTTTGTACTTTCAACAACATCTCCTGTAGTTTCAATCGTGAAAGAAGTTAATTCGCCAACAGCAGAACCGCCAACTACAACTTCTCCCTCTTTACCATGATGCACAGCCATATGTTTTCTCCTTATTAATTATTAGTTTATAGTATTATTCGTCTTCCTCGTCAATATCTTCTTCTTCTTCATCTTCGAAATCTTCTTCAAAATCTTCGTCTTGATCTTTTAATTCTTCAAGTAAATCTTTGACTTCTTCGCATAGCATAGATTCTTTGTCATGTAATTTTTCTATACTATCTATTTTTTTTATAATTGTATTTATCTTTTTGTTTGACATAATGAATCCTACGGCGTTCCAGCTTGATGTTCATAAATAACTCTTACTGTAATAAGAACTGCACCATAAGGAAATAAACTTCCAGCATCTGTTTCAATAGAAATTATTTCTGTATCTAGTGCATTTCCATTACGAGTAATATCAGATTCAAGTGCTGTTTCAATAGCAGATGCTAAATTATTTCTAGCAGTGTCAATATTACTTTCACTGCCTTTAGTAAATCCTGTTATGCCAAATTCTAATGTACTTATTCTTGTTTTAGCTCCAGATCCTAATTCTTGATCTTCTTTTGTTTCTTCTATCGTTTGAATTAAAACTGCTGGATATTGTTGTTGTGATAATTCGTCTAATTCGAATGGTTGTCTAGTAACTTTTTTTACTTCTGGACTAGATATATTGCCTATCACTGTAACTAAATTAGATGCAATGTTTTCTCTAGTACTCATAATCCTAATTTCCTAATTTCTTTTTTTACAAATTTTTCAAATGTGTCTTGTATCACTTTTTCTGTTTTTTTACTATATCCAAAGAATTTTCTAATAGGTAAATTACCTGCTCCTGTTTGATGAAAGAATGCTTTTGTAGCTTCTCTCGGACTTCTAAAAAATATTCTTGATTTATTTCTGCCAACCATACGTGAAGAAATACTTTGTAGCATTCTATTAGTATCTGATAAATCAACTGTAATCTTACCTTTAAGATCTGCATAAGCTGGAGAGTATGCAGTGAAGTCTTTCATCTTCACATCTTTACCTTGCTCTGTTCTTTTAACTATTATTGTTTTTAATTGTTCGCCAGCTTGTTTAACACCTTTAGTAATTATCGGTGGAATCTTATGTGCAAACTTTACATATCTTGCTTGAACATTTCTAACATTAGATTTTATTTTTAAATCTAAAGCCATTATCTAGTCAATCTTCTAAAGCCATGCAAAGGTTCTCTTTCAGATTTAGTAATAGTTCCGCCATCGTCAGCATCATACTCTACTCCATCTTCTAGGATCATTCGCCATTCTTTGTTATATTCTCCCATGTAATATTCAGCCATTCTTTCAAATCTATCTTTATCTGCTTCTGGTCTAAATTTTGTAAGTGCTGGTAAAAAGAATCTGCCTAAAAATAAATATACTCCAGCTCTTTTAAACTGATCTAAATTTACTTTCGTATTATCCATTTCAGCAGTATTTAAAACTGTAATATCTGTAAATACATTTGTTTTATAAGTAGGCCACCATTCAGCTCTTAAGTTTCTTAATATATCTGAATTTGTTTCTGATAGAAAATGTGTGACTTTTGAATCTCCTGATCCTATACCAAAATTAAATGTATCTGGTTGATACTTTGATATTTCGCCAGCATCTACTACATTAAGACCTGTGAAATTAGCCATAGCATTTACCTACGAACCAATCTATTATTTTCTTAATTTTTTTTTTTAGTTTTTTTAACATTTTTTTTCTTCTTTGGTTTTAGTTGTACAACTTTATCAGCTATATCTTTTATTGTCGCCTTTTTAATTTGTTTTTTTACACTATCGACAGGAAAAAAACCATTCCTTTCAAAATGATTAATATTAGCTTCATAATATTTTTTATCTTTAATGATTATTTTTCTGCCGTTTGTTAATTTAATGTCCATAACTTCTCCATTTAATTTAGATGTGAGGGCAGTCTCCCACCCTCACAAAGTATCCAATTATTATTGGATTGATGAATCAGATTCGATTTCACAACCATTAGTGTCGTTTAATTCATTGACACCATAAACTGCTGTTGCAACAATTTCATCTGCACGCAAACTTGCGTCTCTTTGCGTTTCAATTTTCAGATCTTGCATCATAGCTAGACCTAAAGCATCTGGGTGGAATACAGCACCTTTGTAATCTCCAGTTGTACCAGGGTTATTACCTGATGAGTCCGCCATATTTGAAGTTTCAAATATATTTACTCCAGCGATTTGACCTACTAAAGATGATCTTAAAATTTCATTACCAACTCCAGGGTTAGGGTTAGCAAATGTATTTGTAAGACCTGATTTCAAGTCAAATGCTACTTGTGGGTGGATAACCGCATTAAGATTATCTCCTGGCACTGCATTAGCTCTTAATTTTGCTACTGCTTGGAAAATTAAAGAAGCTGACATAGCTGTTGAAGCTGATCCGACAGTAGTTGAAAAACCACCGAATAAAGCTGTTAAGTCTGTGTCTATTTTTTTTGCAATCGCTTCTCCGAACAATCTTCCAATGTCTGCCGCAACATTTCTAGGAGCTGAATTTCTTCCAAGATCTGTTAGCGTTGTCATAATTCCATGCTCTGAACATGTAATTGTTTTTGACGTTGGATCTATTGCAGTATTAGAAAGATCAGAAGCTTCACTTACTGCTTGAGCACTTACCGCAGAATAAATGGGCACTTCTACTGACTTTCCGCCACCTGTTACAGCATAGTTTCTTACAAGTGGTCTCATAATTGATCTTTCACTTGCTACGAACAATGCTTCTGCCACTATCTCTGTATATAGTTCCGATAGTGTAGAACTTGTGCTTTCGTTTGC